TTTGGAGTAACTCAAGATGAAGGCAAGCATTATTACCCTTATGCTGACGCAGACGGAACTAAATGCGCTGTTAAAGTGCGCTCAGTTGCTGACAAGGGTTTCACCATTGCAGGAAACTTCAAAGATGCCGCTCTATTCGGTCAATCTCTCTTTCACTCCGGTGGGAAGTACGTCACGGTATACGAAGGAGAACTTGATGCATTGGCAGGATACCAACTTACAGGCTCTCAGTGGCCTAGTGTCTCTATCCGAAACGGAGCCAGTGCAGCCCTGAAGGACTGTAAAGCACAGTATGAGTGGCTGAACAGTTTTGAGAACATTGTTATCTGCTTTGATAACGATGAGCCGGGGAAGAAGGCTGCTAAAGAGGTGGCTGAGGTGTTCGGTCAGAAGGCCAAGATTGTGAAGCCTAAAGGTGCTTTTAAAGATGCCTGTGACTACCTCAAGGCAGGGGCTACCAAGGAGTTTGTTAATGAGTGGTGGAGGGCTGAGACGTATATCCCTGATGGTATCGTTAATGCTGCCTCACTGTGGGAAGAAGTGGTTAAGCCTGAGCCTGTTGCAGAGGCACAGTACCCATGGGAAGGCTTGAATAAGCTGCTCTATGGTCTGCGCCCTGCTGAGCTTATCACGGTCACTGCTGGTAGTGGATTGGGTAAGAGTCAGTTCTTGCGGGAGATTCTGTATCACCTGCTCAAGACGACATCGTGGAACATTGGTGGTCTCTTTTTGGAAGAGTCAACAAGGAAGACAGCACGGAGTATTATGAGCCTCCATGCTAACAAGCTGTTGCATCTCCCAGACACGCCTGTAACTGAGGCTGAACTGAAGGAATCGTTTGATGCTACTCTTGGTACTAATCGTATTTATCTGTTCGATCACTTCGGTAGCTCTGATGTGGACAACATCGCCAACCGGATCAGATACATGGCTAAAGCTTGTGATTGTCGTGTTGTATTCTTGGATCACATTAGCATTGTTGTATCTGGTCAAGATGTGGGTGATGAACGAAAGGCCATAGATAACATGATGACGAAACTGCGGACACTGGTACAGGAACTTGAGATCACCTTGATTTGTGTGTCTCACCTTCGTAGGCCGCAAGGCAACAGTGGGCACGAGGATGGTCAAAGTGTCTCTTTGTCGCAACTGCGTGGTTCAGGTGCTATTGCACAACTGAGTGATGCTGTGATAACATTGGAGCGTAACAGCATGGCAGAGAACGAAGAGGAGCGACACACCACTAAGGTAGCTGTTGCAAAGAATCGCTACAACGGGTATACTGGCCCTGCTTGTAACCTGAAGTATGAGAAGATTAGTGGTCGAATGATTGAACAAAAGGAAGAAGTGCTATGAACCAACCAATGAAACATTGTATACTGTCCTTGAGTGTGTATCGTCAAGGGGATAATCCTGTGTTTGGAGAGACCGTCACAAAGGTTAGCCTTGATGATGAGGCTGCTGGTTTATTCTTTTTAATGGAGCAAGAAGCTGGTACACTACGCTTTGATTTTGATGAGTTTGAGGAAGTCGTCAAAGCAGTGAATACACTACAACAAGTTGCTAAAGGATTTGAGAAATGAACGGAACTATCTGGAAACATGAAGGTCAGCGAGGTATTGAGGTGGGACGTACACCGGAGGGGCAGTACCTGTCTATCTCTGTTATCAATGATAACTGGCCTTTCCCCTCTGAGCCTGTCTGTTGGGAACTGAAGCGATGTGTTCGTGAACGTGAACCCACTGATGTATGGAAACAGAAAAGTGAGTTTGACCATGTGTTTGTGCAGAACGGAGAAGCACCTCTGTAATTAAGGATTGAGATGAAACGTATCCTACTGGATATAGAAACAAACACCAAACATGACAAGATTTGGGTTGTTATTACAAAAGACATTGATAGAGGTGAGACAAAGATATGGAAACAAGCAAAGCCCCTCGTGGAGTATTTAAAGGACACTACGCTGATAGTCGCACACAACGGAATCAGCTTCGATTTTCCTCTATTGAACAAGCTATGGGGTACGAAGATTCATGGGAATCAGGTATTCGATACGTTGATCGTAAGCCGCCTACTAGACCCGAGCATAGAGAACGGACACAGCCTAGAGGCATGGGGAGAAAGGCTTGGCTTACAGAAGATTAACTATCGTGCTGTGTGGCTTTGGATTACCCATCGTAGCGAGAAGGATACACCTAAGCTGCTGGAGTTTGACGAGCCGCACGAAGGACTGATGGATGTTTACTGTGGGCGGGATGTGGATGTGCTGGAGGTGTTGTACCATCACTTGGTTAAGGAACTCAAAGAGAAAGAGTTTAGTGACGATAGTGTGGTGCTGGAACACAAGGTAGCTGCTATCCTCTCTAAGCAGGAAAAGAATGGCTTTAAACTGGATCAAGAGTATGCAACAAATTTGTTGGTTGACATTCAAGGGAAGCTGGATGGAATTTATGAGCAGATGCAGCAAAGGTGGCCTCCAGTCACCCTTGAGCGAGTCTCAGAAAAAACCGGAAAGCGACTCAAAGACTCCATTGTTACTTTCAACCCCGGATCAAGACAGCAAATTGCTGAGAAAATGATTGAACTGGGATGGAAGCCTACGAAGAAGACGGAGAAGGGTCAGGTCATTGTGGACGAATCTGTGCTGTCTGAGTTACAGTATCCAGAGGCTAAACTGATTGCAGACTATCTGTTACTACAGAAGCGAGTAAGTCAGGTCAAGTCTTGGTTTGAGGCTGTCGGTAAGGATGGTAGGGTGCATGGCAGGGTCATCACCAACGGGGCTGTAACAGGGCGTATGACGCACAGCAGCCCTAACATGGCTCAGATACCTAACTCAGGTTCTCTGTATGGGCCTGAGTGTCGTGAGTGCTGGACAGTGGGGGAAGGCAATGTGTTGGTAGGTGCTGATGCCAGTGGTCTTGAGCTACGGATGCTGGCGCACTACATGAAGGATGATGATTATGTCAAGACAGTCGTTGAGGGATCAAGTAAGGACGGAACGGATGTCCATACGAAGAACCAAAAAGCTGCTGGTTTACAGACGAGGGATCAGGCGAAGACGTTTATCTACGGCTTCCTCTACGGGGCTGGTCCGGCGAAGATCGGTGCTATTGTTGGTGGATCGGCTAAAGATGGGCAGCGACTTATTGATTCCTTCCTTAAAGCGACTCCCTCTCTTCAGCGTCTACGAGATACAGTTGCCAAGTATGCGAGTAAGGGCTTTGTACCGGGGCTTGATGGTAGAAAGATATGGGTACGTTCCGAACATTCAGCGCTCAATAGCCTACTTCAAGGAGCAGGGGCGATTGTGATGAAACAGGCTTTGGTGATGCTGGAGAAAGATATTAGGGTGAACAAACTACGTGCTAAGTTCGTGGCTAATGTCCATGACGAATGGCAGATAGAGTGTCATCCTGATGATGCTGAAGCAGTAGGGAAACTTGCTGTGGCTGGTATCAAAGCAGCAGGGGAACACTTTAACCTTCGCTGTCCTTTGGATGGTGAGTATAAGGTGGGGAAGAGTTGGCGACACACGCATTAAGGAATAAAATGGGCAGACTAAAGCGAACAAAAGAAGAGATAAAAGAGGACATAAGACAGCAGAGTAAAGTTTGTTGTGTCTGTAACATCCGACAGCCTTTTTCTTCTTTCTTTAACTACATGAATAAAAGTGATGGGAAATCTTATCGTTGTAAAAACTGTGATACTGAGGCACGTCAAAAGTGGGCAGATCAGAACCCCGAACGATCCTACAATTCAGCCAGAGGACGACAGCTTAAACACAAGTATGGTATTTCATTGCTTGAGTACGAACAGATGCTAGCTGAGCAAGGAGGAAAATGTTATTTGTGTGGGGCAACTGAGAACAGCACAGGAGGGGAAAGAAAAGATTGGAATTTCGCTGTAGATCATAACCACACAACCGGTAAGGTTCGTGGGTTGCTTTGCAACAACTGCAACAGGGGCTTAGGGCTGTTTCGAGACAACCCAGAACTGTTGCGGAAAGCTGCTGAGTATGTGGAAACTCATTGAAAATTCATGCAAATTGAAAATAAATGTAGAAAACACTTGACAAGCTACACGAAAGTGTGGCATCATGTAGGTCTGTTGTAAAAGATTAGCTTGATCCGTCACCCTGACTGTGGATACATGGTTGGGAAAGTCTTCAAAATACTTCGATAACTGCGTAGCGGGCGTTGAGGTGAGGACAGCAGTGACCCTGTAGTATGGTAAGCAGGACTTTTCCGCAGCGCAGCGAGAATCCTCACTTCGTTGCGATTAAAACTTGAAATTAAAAGGAAATTGAAATATGAATAACTCGCTGAAACCAGTTAAAATCGAAGGCGTGCTTTTTTGGTCTCGTTGGATGGGTGAATTTAACACTAAGTTCAACGATGCCAATGAGAAGTATGAAGCAACCATTGGAGAACTCAGCGCAGGTGCTGTAGCAGCTTTGACTGCTTTGGGTATCAAGGTGAAGAACAAGCCTGACATGGGTGACTACATTGTCTGTAAGTCTAAGTTCTTGTTTGAACCTAAAGACACTGCTGGTAACCCTGTGGCTATCAAAGATATCGGTAACGGCACTAAAGGTGTGTTTCTTGTATCTAGCTACTCTCACAAGCTCTCTAGCAAGCACGGTAATGCTCCTTCTTTGAAGACCATTACCATCACTGACTTGAAGAAGTATGCGCCAGCGGATGAGCCTGTGGTTGAAGTCGAGGAAGACGCTGTTCTGTAATGGAGCAAGAGCCTAAGCTGGCTCTCGTTGATGCCGACTTTCTTGTCTATCGTATTTCGTTCGCGGATAGAGATGCGAGTGAAGGGATAGCAAAAAGTCGGCTGACGAAACTGCTGTTTGACATTGTTTATGAGAAGCTCAAATGTGATGACTACAAGGCTTGGATAACAGGCAAGAGTAACTATCGCTTTGAGCTAGCTGTTACAACCCCGTACAAGGGCAACAGGAAGGACATGGAGAAGCCTCCGCATTACGAGGCACTCCGAGAACACCTGATGCGTCTAGGGGCTGTAATGACTGATGGTGATGAAGCTGATGATGCTGTGGCTGAGGCTAGTGTCGATGGTGGATGGATTGTCCACGTTGATAAAGACCTCAACCAGCTTCAAGGCTGGCACTACAACCCTGTGAAAGATGAGAAGTACTATGTTACGGAAGAAGATGGACACCGTAGCTTCTACACTCAGCTTTTGACAGGTGATAGAGTGGATGCAATTCTTGGATTAGACGGTATCGGGCCGAAGAAGGCTGAGAAGATACTGAAAGATGCTAAGACCGAGTTAGAGATGTATGAGGCTGTTAAGGCTGCATACGAAGATAAGGGAGTATCACATGAACGGTTACTGGAGTCAGGAAACTTGTTATGGTTAAGGCGAAAGAAGGGACAAATGTACAGCTTTCCCCAAACATCCCCTGTGCCTTCAAGTTAGCAGGGTGTTACTGGAAGGTTATTGAAACTGAAGCCTTTTACGATCAAGGTATGTGTTATCCTGAGGAACACACAATCCGTATCCGTAAGGAGTTGTCGAAGCAGTCTAAAGAGACTACCTTCTATCACGAGTTGGTTCACGCTATCTTGTTTACAATGGGTGAGAATAACCACGATGAGAAGTATGTCGATACGTTTGGAGCTTTCTTGCATCAGTTCAATGAGAGTAAGATGTCTCGACCACAGTCATTGGGGGCTTGATGTCAAAACACAGCGACAAACGGAAGGCTGCTTTGAAGGCGGGATACCGGAGTGGTCTTGAAGATGACATTGCGAAGCAGTTGGATGCGATGCGAGTCAAGTACACGTATGAGGAATTGAAGATTTCCTATACTGTACCTGAGTCTCAGCATAAATATACTGCTGATTTTGTGTTACCGAACGGGATTGTGGTGGAGTCAAAAGGACGCTTCGTGACAGCAGATAGGAAGAAACACTTGTTGATTAAGCAGCAGTATCCTGAGCTAGACTTACGCTTTGTGTTCAGTAATCCCCGGTGTAAGATCAGTAAGGTAAGTAAGACTACGTACGGAGACTGGTGCGACAAATACGGGTTTAAATACTCGACTAAGACTATCCCTAAGGAGTGGGTTGATGAGTGATGTAGAAGAGTTCTATGAGCGAGCAAGGCAACATTTTCCCGGCGCTAAACCGTGGAATAAGTTAAACGCTTTTGAGCAGATGCAGTTGGTACAAGGTATCAATTTAATCTTAGGAGTAATGACCAATGAGAGTTGAACAAGTACAATCAAATGAAGATGGAAGCACGGACTATGTTATCCTTGACATGACAGAAGAGGAAACAACAGCTTTTGTTCGATTGGGTATCATCAAAGCACTGGAAGATGCTATTGAAGATGCTAAGAAGTATGACCCTAACCTTGTGATTGAAGACCGTGAAGACAGCTAAACAAAGTGTAGAACTGATTGACTGGTGTGGGGATGACCTGAGTGTTGTTAACGCAGCACGGGTCAGCTTCTCTAAACAAAGTAGTTGGAGTAATGTCGGTGAGTATGAACACGCTGGCGGGGAACTAGAGCTTCCTGAGAAGGACGCCAAGCTGATTAACTACCTTGCAAAGCACAAGCACAAGAGTCCCTTCAATCACTGCTTTATGTCTTTCCGAGTCAAGGCTCCAATCTTCGTTGCTCGTCAGTTGGTGAAGCACGAATACCTGCCTTGGAATGAGGTTAGTCGTAGGTATGTGACGGAGGAGCCTGAGTTCTACTTCCCTGACTATTGGCGCAAGGCTGCTGATAATGTCAAGCAGGGCAGTAGTGAGGAAGCAGTCAAGTTTACAATGCTTGATCCTACTTCGTCAACACGATGCGCTCTGGTAGACTACCGAGAGATGCTTCGTGATGGTGTATGCCCTGAACAAGCTAGAATGGTGTTGCCTCAGAACACGATGACAGAATGGATTTGGAGTGGAACCTTGTTTGCTTTTGCTAAGATGTGTAAGCTACGGCTAGACCCTCACACGCAGAAGGAAACACAGGAGATTGCAAGGATGATTGACGCAGAGGCTGTAATGCAGTTCCCTGTGTCTTGGCAAGCATTAATGGAGTATGGCGAAACAACATGAGAATGGATGACTATCAAAACAAAGCTATGGGGACGTTGTTGGACTCAGCAAACAATATCCCTTATATGCTTCTGAACCTCAGTGGTGAGGTAGGCGAGTTACACAGTCTATTCGCTAAACACCAGCGGGATGGTGGCGATATGGACTTTGCAGCAGCTAAGAAAGAACTTGGTGATGTTCTGTGGCAGGTAGCAGGGGTAGCTCATGTGTTAGGATACCGCCTAGAGGATATTGCTCAAGGTAACCTAGACAAACTGGCTGCACGTAAGATTAAACAAACTTTGAAGGGATCAGGAAATGAGCGTTAATGAAGGCAAATACAAGGTTACTTTTAAGATTGAACACTTGGAGGAAGGCACAACAACCCGAGAGTTTGAGATTGCTGATGATACTGTGTGGTCAGACCACCTCTGTAAATACCTCGACTTTCTCGGCGGTGTGTATGGTTACAGTCTTCTCGATAAAGTAGCTGTTGGTGGTTTGGCATGGGGTCAGTGGACTTCCGACCAGCGGCCTACGTTTGATGATGTTAGCGTCAAGCAGTGGAGCGATGAAGGATACGGTCAATGAAAATCTTGGTCATTCCAGACTGTCAGGTGAAGGAGGGTATTCCTCTCCAGCACTTGGCTTGGGCGGGTAAGGCTATCGTTGACTATAAACCTGATGTAGTTGTGAACATTGGGGACTTTGCTGATATGCCAAGCCTCTCTACACACGATATTAAGGGTTCTAAGTACTTTGAGGGGCTACGTTACCAGAAGGACGTAGAGGCTGTTAAAGAGGCTATGAAGCTTCTTCTACAGCCTCTGCGGGATGAACAGGAACGGTTGAAGCGGAACAAAGAGAAAGCCTACAAGCCTCGGATGATTCTGACGCTAGGTAACCACGAGAACCGTATCAACCGGGCGGTGAACAACAACCCGATGTTGGAGGGGCTTATCAGCACCAAAGACCTTGGTTATGAGAAGGACTGGGAGGTTCACCCCTTCCTGCACCCTGTGTTCATTAATGGTGTTGGTTTTAACCACTTCTGGCCTGTAGGGGCTATGGGTCGTCCTGCTAGTTCTGCTGCTGTCTTGGTAAACAAACTCCACATGAGTTGTGTTGCTGGACACCAACAAGGTAAGCAGGTGGCTTATGGTAAGAGGGCAGATGGGAAATCAATCTGTGGTATCATTGCTGGCAGTTACTACCTCCATGACGAGGACTACATGGATCAGTTGTCGAATAAACACTGGCGAGGTCTTGTGGTCTTGAACGAAGTGGAGGACGGTCACTTTGATGAGATGTTCCTCAGTATTGAGTATTTAAGCCGTAAATACGGTGAGGGAGAAAAAGTATGACAAAGAACAATGAATGTGGCGGGTGCTTCTACGAAGAAGCAGACCACCGAGATGCTCCTTGCCGTAGTTGTTGGGAGTCCTCCAAGTATGTGCATCGGGATGTGTTCAAGGATGTCTCTGATAGCCCTGTGTTTTGGAGTAAGCAGTCAGATAAACTATCTTGGAAGTTTAACCCTGCGGATGCATTAAGGGAAACCTTCAGTAAGTCAAACTATGACACAGTGAGCAAACCTAAACACTATATGCTCTTTGAGGACAAAGGCATTGAGGTACGGGATGTGATTGAGAAGCTGGTGCGTAAGTGCAACAGTGAGAACACACCGGGAACTGCTCTGTTTGAGTCGGACTATGTTCAACTGATGCAATACCTGATGCGCTTCATGGACAAGAATGGTTCGGAAGACCTGAAGAAGGCCCGATGGTATTTGGATAAGATGATTGATGCTTATGAATGAGATCACTTTCCCTGAATTGAAAGAGCGTCTATGTGATGTAGACGAAGTAACGCTAATTGAGTTACTGAACATTAGAAGCGAGGATATCGTGGAGAAGTTCAGTGAAGAAATTGAAGAACAACAAGACAAATTAAAGGATTATTTGAATGACGAATGAGATTATGACCCCTTGGAGCAGTGTTGGTTATTTGACGATGAAGCGCACCTATGCACGGCGCTTGAATGAGTCTGACCCAAACAGCCCAACGGAGGAGTGGGGAGACATTGTTAACCGTGTTGCAGACGCTACCGACAGTCAGTTGGGTGTGGGCTTCACTGAGGAAGAGAACAAGCGATTCAAGGGCTATCTGATGGGTCTAAAAGGCTCTGTAGCAGGTCGTTTCTTGTGGCAGATGGGTACAGACACTGTGGGTAATTTGGGCCTTGCATCCTTGCAGAACTGTGCCTTCCGTGTGGTGAACAAACCAGTGGAACCGTTTACTTGGGCTATGGATATGCTCATGTTGGGTTCCGGTGTTGGCTATAACATTCAGAAAGAAAATGTTGATAAACTACCTCCCGTCAATTCAGACTTCGTTCGTCCTACTCGTGTTAGTGACTCTGGTGCTGATTTTATCGTTCCTGATTCCCGTGAAGGATGGGTTGCTTTGTTGGGCAAGACACTTAAAGCAGCGTTTCTGGCCCACGAAACAGGACGACAAACCTTCACCTACTCAACACAGTTGATCCGGTCTAAAGGTGCTCCTATCAAAGGCTTTGGAGGCACTGCTTCAGGCCCAGAGGACTTGGTTTGGGGTATCGACAAGATCAGTGATGTGCTGGAGAAACGAGCAGGTCGTAAGCTGCGTCCGGTGGATTGCTTGGACATCATGAACATTATCGGTGCTGTGGTCGTGGCGGGTAACGTGCGCCGTAGTGCTCAGATTGCTATTGGAGATGCGGACGATGTTGAATATCTGCTTGCTAAACGATGGGACTTGGGCAATATTCCCTCATGGCGTGCCATGTCCAATAACTCGGTGGTGTGTCACGACATCAACGACCTTCACGACTTCTTCTGGGATGGTTACGAGGGTAAAGGCGAACCATATGGGCTTATCAACCTTAAACTGAGCCGTAAGGTGGGTCGATTGGGTGAGACTGAGTATCCTGATCCAGATGTCCAAGGTTACAACCCTTGTGCGGAGCAGAGTTTGGCTGACGGTGAAACTTGCTGCCTTGCGGAGGTATTCCTTCCCAACATTGATAGCAAGGAAGAGTTGTTAGATGTGTGTAAGTTGTTGTACCGAGTCAATAAGCATAGCTTGTCGCTCCCCTGCCACCAGAAGGTGACTGAGGCGATTGTGAACAAGAATATGCGTATGGGTATCGGTATGACAGGTGTGCTTCAAGCCTCTGAGGAACAGAAGTCATGGATGGGAGATGTCTATAAGGCGTTGCGTGAGTTCGACAAGGTGTACAGTGCAGAGCATGGTTGGAATCCGTCCATCAAGCTGACAACGATTAAGCCTTCTGGTACGTTGTCTCTCTTGCCGGGTGTGACTCCGGGCTGTCATCCTGCTTATGCTCGTTACATGATTCGCCGTATCCGTATCATGTCTGACCATTCTTTGGTTCAGGTGTGTAAGGATCATGGATACCCTGTGGAGTATCAGCAGAACTTTGATGGTTCAGAGGATCGTTCTACTGTGGTTGTGTCGTTCCCCTTCCGCCACCCAGACAATGCGGTGTTGGCTAAGGATATGACAGCACTGAGCCAGTTGGAGACAGTGAAGTGGTTGCAAGAGGAATGGTCTGATAACAGCGTGAGCTGCACGGTTTATTACAAGAAGGAAGAACTGCCTGAGATTCGTAAGTATCTCAAGAAGAACTATAAGAACAGCCACAAGAGCCTGAGCTTCTTGCTGCACTCTGAGCATGGTTTCAAACAAGCACCGCTTGAAGAGATCACCAAAGAGCAGTATGATGAGATGGTGAAGAACACCACACCGATTACCAGTATTAACTCGCTGGATATTGGTTTGGATGATGCTGAGTGTGCTACTGGCGCTTGCCCAATTCGTTAAGGAGTAACGATGGTTTATACCTGTGAGTGGTTGTCAGACTGGTCAGGCTTCTTACTAGTCGTCCATAGCGAAGACGGTAAGGAGTTCTCTAAGCTACTTAGTAGTAAGGAGCAGGTAAAACCATCCTTGCTAGAAGCTGAAACGTATTTCAGCGTGAAACATAAGGTGAAGGAATAGATATGGTATTTGACTTTAGTTGGAAAACAGGTCTGGTCTTCGGGCTGGAATATGAGGAAGTCTTGGTAATGAATGAGGAGAACGATAAGGATGAAGGGGTGGTGGCTAACTGCATCAACCTGCATCTTGGTATCCTAACCATTGCCATAATGTACTGATAGAAACAAGAAAGCCCCGTCAGAGTAGTCCTTATGAGACTACCCTGCGGGGCTTTTCTATTTGTACCTTGGGTTAGTACTTCAATACTTCTTTGGTGGCTTCTTGCCACCCTTCTTTTTAGTTCCACAGGGCATATTATTCTCCTTTCATTGTTGACCAAAACCTTCCAGCAAGGTAGGATCGCTAGGTTGGTAGGGAGCAGCTCCTTCTTGTTGAGAGCCAACCAGAGCACCTGTTGCGCCTCCAAACATATAAGCACTGCCGCTATTCTTAATCGCTTTGCCCAGAATACCAAGAGCCTTGTCAGTAAACCCCTTAGTCTCAAACTCTGCCATCAGTTGCGCCGAGAGTTCAAGGTTCTTAGGATTTAACAAGAACTTTTGTACTTCTTCAGATTCAGTCTTACTAGACTGGCCTTGGAAGAAACGAGACAAGTGATTAATAGCAATCCGAGCAGGAGACATCACTTGGTTTCTAAATTCACCTAAAGAGGTAGAAGGTTTAGAACCAAACGATTCCTCAAACTTAGTCTTTTGAATAGTTGCAGGGTTGATATTAAACTTAAACGGATTGTCTTTTAAGCGTTGGGATGCTTCTACAATAAATTCAATGTTTTTAGTTTCATCCCGACCAAACATCTTCTCAAAAGCTGCACGGTTAGTGGTGAACAGTTCTACACGATCACCTTGGGCTTGAAGAACGTCATTCAACAAAGCTGCTTTAACACCTTCCTGCGCCACTTTATCCTTGGAAGTAATGGCGATCAGTTCATCCAGCTTTTGAGGGTTATTCAAGGCTTGGCGAACCACTCCAGAAATACCATCAGACGTTCCGTAGGATTTAGTCCAGAGATTCTCCACAGTCGCAATCTTATCGTTCTTCTGTGCTTCCAGAATACGAGTCCGATTTGTTTGTAATTCACCGACACGAGAACCAAGAGTCTCCAATTCCTGACGAAGGCCGGGAACTTGGTCAATCTTGTCCTTATTAGCTCCAATGTATCGCTTCAACTGGGAAGGGTTAATCTGTCCTTGAAGGCTCACAACAGAGCGATTCTGGCTAATATCGTACAGGAAAGCATCTTTAACAAGCTGAATACCTTCTGGTTTATCCCCAATAATAGCCAGAGTCTGCTTCAAAGTAGAAGCGTTCTTAGTCATCCGAGGAACAGTATCTTCAGCAAACTTAGCACGGTTGATATTCAACACGCCCTGTTCGTTAAAAGGCATACCCAGACGAAGCGCATACTCTTTATCCAAGGAACGATAAGCCTGTGAAAAAGCAGGATCAACCGCATCAATAGCGACATCCACTTGCTCCTTCAACAACAACAATCGGCGCATATCGTCTTTGTTATCGGTGTCTCGAATAGCACGGTTTACTTCTCGCTTTAAACTATCCAAAGTAGATAAAGGAACATCCTTGGCTACTGGTGCTTGTTTAGCAACCCGATACTTTTCAGCAATCTTTGTCGAAGTAGTAGCAGGAGTAGAAAACTCTTTTTGAATCAAACCATACAGCCGAGGAAACTTTTGGAAGACATCCTTGTTCAGCTGCTCTGAGGTGAAAGAACGAAGGGTTTTAGCAGCATCTCCGGGAAGGTTAATCCCCATCTCCTTAGCCGAATTCAACAACTCATCATATTGAGGACTGAGTTCCGAACGAATAGCAGCTTCTTTGGCATCAATTAGATTAGAGAGTTGTTTACCTGTCTCTAAATTGCCCGGAGCTTGTAGTTTAGAAGTCAGATTGGTAATAGCCTCATCAATACGTCCTAACCCCATTTCTCGTTTAGCTGCCTTCTGTTGAGCAGTTTCAACCAGTTGAGTATTCTTTTGTTGAGCTTCTACCGCCTTCTTTTTAACATAAGCATCTACTTCCTGCATGGAAGGTGTCTTACCTCGTTGGGCAGCTTTAAGAGCCTTTTCAGCAGCTTCATACTGTTGTTTCAAAGCAGCAGTAAACTCGACGTTAGCGCCTCGTGACATCTGAGACTGTAGATACGTACTGATTGTAGTGTCCCCATCAGCAGCAGCCAGCATAGGAAGACTAATACCAGTCTGTTTCTCTATCTCAGCAGCACGGAGAACCGTGGGGCCAAGCTGAGGGTTAGCACGGAGAGCAGTCTGTGCTTGGGCAGTTGATTGTGCTTGTCCTAAGACATCAGAAGCACCTTTAACTGTCTGAGAAAGATCAGAACCTAAACCACGGGAAGCCCACAAATCAAAAGCAGTGCGCCCCATAGAGAACGGAGCAGCCGTCGCAGCGCCAACAGCAGGGCCAACGACTGGTTTCATCCAGCTATCTTCAGGAGTGGCTCGTTCAGCAGCGCCAGCAGTGACACCTGCAGTGGCCCCAAGAGCGCCTTCAAACGCTAAACCTTTACCAGATTGAGGAATCACTGCTTTGGCAAGGTTAGTAGCATAAGGAGCCACTCGACTGCCTTGGCTTAATAGCTGAGCACCACGGGCAGCTCCTGCCATAACAGGCACAGCCATCGCCCCTTGAATGGCATCATCCACCCATGTTCTAGGCTTGACTTGAGCCACTGGAGTTACAGGTTGTTGTCTAGGCCCAGTGTCGGACTCACCGGGAATCTCCCATGTCTGTGGATTTAAGCCAAAGTCTTCAGGTTTTGCCATTCCGTTGCGGATAGCAGCGCGAGCTACTTCATCTTTAGAAGTGCCTTCTGGGACACCTTTAATAATTCTACCGTTTGGCAGTTTCACGTCCATGTTAGTTTCCTTACTTTATTTAGGCAACTGTGACCACTCAACAGCACCTGTACTTGCATCAACATCAGGGAACAAGGTTCCAGCGGTTTCTTCAGTGAGTCCGCTTTCTTTTACTGCCACTGTCCGAGCAGCGTTCATTTTCTTGTTAATACGCTGAGTAGAGGTCTGCTCCAAGATAGTAGCAACGGCATAAAGCTGTTTCATAATATCTTGGTTTGGGACACCCTCAACCTTCTTATTAACCCAATCCAAAGCTCCTTGAATCAGGCGAGGATCAACACCAGTTCGGCGAATATCCTCGTTAGATAGTTTACCTTCACCAACAGCCTTAGCAATCTGAGTACGAGCAGCTTCCCACGACTGAGAGTTATTGGAAGAAGCAGCTTGGTTAATCAACTGTTTTGCTGTCTGAGCCGACCCCCGCATCTCGAGTTCTGCTTTAGTTAGGTTTTGTGTTCCTTGCAGCAAATCAGTGACCCCACTACCTGTCTTCACGTTTGATGTCACATTTACCGTAGTGCGTTTATCTGAAGCAGCGCCCATTACTTTGATTACATTTCCCTTTTTATCAACAAGTTTGACCTTACCATCAATATCTTGGAATGATGCATCATTCTCTAGCAACTTACGAACAGCAACTTCATCCTGCGCCACGGCAGCGGATTCTTCAGGGCTAAGACCAGTCTTATCCATCACTAATTTGGTCAGAGCCAGCTGCCTCTGTTGAGCTTTCTGAGCATCAGTACGGGTCTTCATACGCCCTTGCAACTGAGCATCTACTTTCTGAGCATAGCCTTCCAAACCACGCTTACGCAAGGCATTGGCAAAGAGAGACAAACGCTCATCAGGGTCAGTAGCAACCTCAGACTCTTTGATTGCTTGGTTCAGCACTGACTGCTCTGCCATAGCAGAGGTTTTACCACCGAACAAGGCGTTACCAAGCAAGGAGCCAGCATTGGCTGCGTTCTGGACAATCATTTGCTGAGGAGTACCAGACAAGGCTTGATACTGACTAGCGTAGCTATCAGCCATCATGCTCCGGGGGTCACGGTAGTTAAACAATGAAGTAGTGTCTTCCATGTTGATATTCCTTATTAACGGCGGGGAGCTTGACCAAACAAACCAGTAGCGTTTTGAGCAGTCTGAGCGTTAGCCAACCGACCAGCCACGTTATAACCGATAGCCTGTTGACCTGTATTAAACAAGCTTGTAGCTTGGTTTGCACCAGCAGTAGAACCTGCTTTACCAAGGTCAGCACCGAAGCTCAGAGGCTTCATGCCCAGTTCCTCAACACCAAAGCCTTGAGTAAACAAACCAGTACCACGACCCAAGAGGCGATCCACTTCAGATTGACCGTAGTCATAGGCACGGGTAGCCAGTTCAGCGTCAGCACGGGAACGAGCCAAGTCACGCTGGTATTGCTCAGGGTTAACATAACCACCAGCACCGCCAGCACCCATAGCCTGAGTGCTTAGACCCAAGCCAATGCGACCACGACCAAGTTGTTGCTGTCGAAGAGCAATGTCCTCAGCCTCACGGGTAGGAGCCATCAAACCTTGCTGTTGAGACAAGAAGCGTTGAGCAGCTACGTTAGGATCCATAGCTGCTTGGTCGATAGCACCTGCACCCATAGAGTACAGACGATCACGATACATCGCCAGCATCGGGTCAATCTCGTAACCAGCAGTGCCCTTCTTGGTATCAAAGTAGCCAGTACCAAAACCAGAGCTTACGCTATAAGGCTTAAACTCTTGGTAAGAAGCAAGTTTCTCACCCAGTTGATTCTGAGCACGGGCAGCTTCTTCGGCTGCTTTACGGCTTTGGTAGCCAGAATAGATACTAGCACCAGCGTTAAATGCATCCCTTCCAAAATCATTCCATGAGAAATCATTGTTCGTTTCTTCTGCCATTGTCTTATCCTTTAAAATGAACCACAGTCCACCGAGAGGCCATCAGCAGCCCCTGTGAACGTAGGAGAAGCTGCGTTAGCTTTGGTTGCAATCGCTGTTGCAATGGCATTAAGCTCATCGGTAATGTCAGAGCCTCGTGCAATCTTTTCAGTGTCTCCCGGCGGAAGTGAATCCTTTGCTGCGAAGTCTGTGATAGGTGTATAGTTTGCCATTAATTAATCCTTCCCGTCTTAACAAACAGGTCTAGTCGTTGAACACTCAATTCTGCTCCGTTGATGGTTGCTTCAAACAAGATTTGGATGGTCTTACCAGAGCCGTTGGCAGGAGTAAATACCCTGTCTACGTTTACACCAGAACTCCACTCCATTGTTCCCCACTCGCCGATCCCCCACTCATATAAGCCATCATCTTTGATAACAAGCTCATAGTTGAAAGAAGGACTGTTAAAGTCTGTACCTGAACGAATGGTAAATGGTTGACCTGCTCCACCGATAACCACAGCATTGATCCGTTTAAGAATCTTAGTCACGGTACTGTCTTGAAAGTCAATATGGGTGCTCTCATACCGCATCCGGTAAGAAACTCCATTGTCCTGATAACCTTCGTATTTACCGATACCGTTTGGTTTACCAATATAAACAGATTGATCCCTAGCCCGTGTAAAAGCAGTGATTCGGTGGCTTACCCATCGTGTAACCCTTGAAGACCCATCTTCTAATGCTCTACGCATATCCAGACAGTACACAGCCTTCAATGCAGGGAAAGACAAGAGATAGAAAGCTTCTTTCTCAGAATACACACTCTTAATGCTGTTGTAGTCCACTTCAGCAGCCACATAGCCAGAGATGTCATCCCGGACGTTACGGCTCAAATCACGCTGAGGCAGGGACTTCTCTTGAACCACTCGACCCAAGCTCCGCACACCTTCGTGGGACAGGAACAAGAGGTCAGTGCCTGTATGCTGAACAGAGTCCCTAGCAATACAACCAACACCGTCAATCACGTCTGCCAGAGCAAAGGAGTCACTGATAGGGTTGATAGCCCCTGCATAGATAACCGTGTTATATTCACAGAAGATAATCAAGAAGTCATTGTGTGCTGCCAAGGCTACGATACGGTCTACGTTCTTAGGCAAGACAGAGGCAATGTTCAAAGTACCGCTGGTTCCACCTGCAAAAGCAGGGAAGTTGGTATCAGCAATATCAGTAGACCAGTACACAGTCTCCCCATCATGTACCCAGAACCTGCCATAAGCAGCCAAAGCCTCTTGGGGATAGCTTGACCCAAAGGAAGGGGTATGAACCTTGTAAGTAACCAGTTTTTGGCAGTTAGGGGATGCCCCTTCGGTATAGACCAAAGGTTCTTGGTTCTTCTGGACAATCAGTGCCACATCGTTAATAGATGCTGCTTTCCAAAAGTTACTAGTAATAGTATAACTCATTGGGGTCACATCTGTCAAGGCCCCTGCCACACCATTTTTAAATATTTTATTATTTCCACCGCTCAGGACTGTAACAGTATTGTTAGCATTGGTGTGTTCATGGATGAACTCAATGTTGTTACCAGACAGAGCAGTAGCACCGCTGGTAGTTTTCATTGTCCAACCCTTACGGGAGCCTAGACGACCATACGTATCAATCACACAATTATCAGCAACCAGAGAAAAGCTGCTAGGCAGGGATACACTACTGTCTTGTGTGTTCAACCCGGAGAAGCCCGGAGCTACTACAGAGATGCTTTGTAATTGTTTCATACTTCACGCCAAATCAATTCTTCAGGGTGTCGGGCTGAGTCAAGAGCAATCTCATCGCTCAGTGCTGATTGTGCTTGTTGGTATGCCCATGTACTAGCGTTACCTCCGTCTTCACCACGCTCCTCAATCGCCATAGCCTGAGCCAGAAGGACGATAGGACGAGTAGGGATCAGAACAGTGTCGGTATCCGCTGAGAGGTCAGGGCGGCGTTGAACCACGTTAAACCGGAGGGAATACACACCGTCAGGCTTAGGGTAGACATCTACCTGAGTGTCGCCGTTGGAGTCCACACCGTTGAAGCTATAGTAGGCAGGACTGCCTCTATTAACAGACCCATCCAGCAAATAGGCTTGGTCAAACCAAGATGCAGGTTGGTAGTGCATAAACCAGTTAGAGGTGTCGTTTAGGACGTTCAAGACCTCAAAGCGGTTGTTAGAGCCAGTCAGGACATAGTTAAACACATCAGCTTGGGTGGTCACTGTCTGGGTGGTACGCAGTGCAGACCAATCCCATGATTGTTCAACCATTCGCTTTGCATCGTTGATAAAATCACCAATCAAACGAACATAGGATGTCTGTCGGGAAGTGCCTTGGAGTGTGGTGACTTCGTTCTCACGCAGCCTCCGCAACACCATGTTTACTAATTGTAGATAGGTCATGTTGTTCTCTTTCCTTCTTATTCGTTAGGGAAGGTATACAAAGGAGGCTCTTTACGCAGATCAAAAGTGACAATCACAGCTATCGTAGCTCCAGTCTCAGTTAATACCTTCATTGAGTCACCGGACTTAAAGACAACAGAACCGTTTGTAAACTGTACGTATGTCTTAGCAGTTATCGTAGCTTCCTTGAGTATGTATATCTTGTGGTCTGCGTCATGCCCGTGTTGCCAGTAGACTGATGCGTGTTTGTTGCCTGTACCGTTGTTGGTTACAAACACCATGTCTACATCAGCCACATAGCCGTTAGGGACAGTGAACAGCTCAGTTAATGTGTTGGCAGGAATGTCTACCCCAATGGAATGTTTCATCGGTCATAGTCCGATTGATTACCGCCCACAACGCCGCCACCAGCGTCAGTAAAGCTGCCTCTGGTGTCAAAGCTGCCACCATCAACACCAACACCAGACTGTCCGCCAACAGGCTCTAAAGACCTTCCTTCAAGCGGAGATGTATTAATAGGCCCACCAACAGTTACATTTGCGTCACTACGATAAGCATCATAGTTAGGGTCATTGTAGAAAGTAGCAGGAGAGCCGGGAGCGTAGGTTACACCGCCAGCAGGGAAGTCACTACGATAAGCATCATAGTTAGGGTCGTTATAAGCGAGATTTGCAAGGTTAGGATTGGCAGGGTCATACAACTCACCACCAATTTGTTGCATCTCTTGTCCGTACCGATTATAAGCACGTTCACCTAAGTAGTCAAACAACTTAGGAGCGCCATATCTTACACCAACACCTAACAAACCAAACACAGGATTAACTCTTGAAAGTAAACCAAAACCAGCACTAATAGCATTTGGATTATTTCTAATACCAGAGGCCATGTCCCGATAACGGGCTGCCTCGTTAAGAGAAGACAATCCGTTTCTAGGAGCAGTCTCGCTGTTAGGGTTACCAATGAAATCACCCCTACCATCTCCGCCGCCTTGATTACGCTTGATATATTCATCACCAAACAGACCAGTGACCACGCTAGGCTTAGCCGCTGGAGCAGGCTGTGTAAACAAGCCTTGGTTATTAAATACAGGCTTCTGTCTATTGGCAATCAGGTAGTCAATAGCAGCTTGAAATGAATCTTGTTGTTCCATATAACCTCTTATTGAATACCGCTATGATAGACAGTCTTACCGTCTACCTTAACTGCTGTCAGGACTTGATTCTTTAGATTCTTAGCATCGTAAGACACATGAACCCAACCACTGTCTGGAACACCCTTACGGTAGAATTCCAAGATAAGCTGAGTGAACTTCATGTTGTCACGGATATACTCAGCAAGCTCTTTGTTGTCCTTATTCAAGACTTCAATATCAGCAGCTTGGCCTTTACAATGGTCAGAGGTAGCAGAACCACCAATGGCCTTGTTAACCGCAGGACTACGATAGCCAGAGGTCACAATGATAGGGCCGAGCTTGTCACGCAAAGGCTGCAAGACGTTATCCACCAATGCTTGAAGGCAGTCGATAACCTCCATACTAGGGGTGTTGTCTAAACCTTGTCGGGTAGCAGCTTCAGACTTGGAGAGTTCAGCAACGGAGAAGTTTGTAGAGAGTTTCATGTTTTCTTAGCCTTCATATCAATAATCTTTTCCAAGGTACGACCACCAAAGTAGAAAGACATAACCAACATACCCCACTGACCAAGCAACGTCACATAAGCTTCGTTGGCATTATAATTAAAAGCACTCATCATGGCAAACACAAAGTAGCCCACGAAGATGGCTACAAGGGTCATAGGACGGATATTCTTACTGAGCCATGAGTCAGAGGCCATATCAGCCTTGTGGCGCTCAGAGAGGTTGTTTTGCTCTGTCTTGTAGAGGTCAGTTTCGTTAGCCATTTGAGCCAATTCACCATCCTGCGCCAGTTTAGCCAAATTAAGCTGTGCCTGAGCTTTAGCCGCCGGGTCAGGGATAAGCTTGTCTACCAGCTTACCGCCAATCTCTAGGAGTCCTGCTAATGGAATCATTCTGCACCTTCTTCTTTAATAGGTTCTGGGGGCTTCTTGTTCATCGCCAAGAGCGTACCCAGAGAACCAGTGATAAACGTAGCCAGAGGGGTAATTAAGGCAAAGAAAGCCTCATCGTTAGGGGCCATAGATGTCATCGGTTGGGTTACGAAAACCAAACTGAACAACACTACACCAACAATACCAGCCAAAGTAAGCGAAAGGGTCACACCAATGATAAAGCGAAGCAGAGCATCGTAATCAGTCTTCATTTTGAACTTTCAATAAGTACTTGGTGCAAGTGCCAGAAGCTTCACACACAGGCGGGTTACAGGAAGGCGAACTGTGGTTCTTAGGGTCTTGACAGGGGTAGCGATATTGGTCTGAACATCCTACAACCGCCAATAGAGCCAAGGAAGCTACAATGTGTTTTATTTTCATGTTGTTATCGTCCTCGTGTCATTGTCCATACAATCTCGCCTAGCCAATAAGCAACGTAGAGTAAACCAAATAGGCAGATAGTCCAAAAGGCGTTCATTAACCACTCCATGCGCTTCTCTCGCTTCGCTATCTCAGCCCTAACACGTTCTCTCTCAGCCTCATTTCTACGCTTTCCAGCTTCTACTTGAAACCGCAGCCAATCTTGCCACATACCGGGGCGACCTTGGTAAATCATCATTTGCTTTAACTCGGCTTCTTGTATCTTAAGCTGCTCTAAAGCCATAAACTCTTCTAAGTCAGACTTACCTTCACCCTTTTCGTTAGCCCTCTTTTGGATAACACTCTTGGTATCAAAGTAATCAAACAGTGCTTGCCCTGCGTTCATAATGTCGCCAGAGTTCTGAACTGCTTCTTTAATCACTGCGAAAGCTGCATTGGCGATAGCGAGTTCAGCAAGCATGATTATTTAACCTTTATGTGTTCCCACGCTGCGCCAATAGCGACAATAATACCGCCAATCCACAGAAGGGGTTTGGCAGCTTTAGCAAGCCACTCAAGGACTGTAAAAGCACCTTGAGCAGCGTTAAAAGCGACCACCATATCTTTGGTGTTGGTATCAATACAATCCACTTTTTGCTCTACAGCAATAAGGCGGTCATATATTTCTTTATGAGTGACTTCTTCTTTCATTTATCACTCCTGTGGTAGTGCCGCCTTAATTTCCTCCACATCAGCAGCAGCGTCAATAGCAGCTTGCATAGTGGCATACTTTTCACGCACAGCTTGACGTTCAGCCTCAACAGCTTGAGCATCAGTGCCGGGGATTTGCTTGGAGATTACCTCATCCAAAGGAGCAAACTCTTTGCTACGGGCCTCTCGGCGTTTAGCATGGGCGATGTTCTTTGCCTTGTTCAGATCAATGACAATCATTGTGGGGACTCCTCTGGGAATTCATTGGTTTCATTGCCAACACCGTCAGAAAGCTCTTCCTCTGCCATTGTCCATGCCTCTCGAAAGGTTCGGTCAGATGGAATGTCAGCAGCGTCCACGATTTTGAATGGCTTGCCAGCAGGAACGTCCTTGATGGCGATGGCTTGGATGCCGTACTTCTCAAGGGCTTCTGGTGTTGGGATGATGACAGCGACCACGCCGTTGTCTTGGTTGTAGATGATTCTGTTCATGGTTGGCTTTCAGCGGAAGATGGCTACATAAATCTCAGCAGCGTCAGTCGCTGGAGTTCCACCAGAAACCGCTGTTCCAATGGTCACCTGAGTTGTTGTTTTTAAGTTTGGTGCGCTGGCTTCGTTTGCGGCAACGACCCCAACCGTCACAGTGTCCGCAGCCGCCGCCAAATCTGTTGTACTTGACGCAATAACTACGTAATTCCCATCAGGCATTGCAGTCGTGAAGTTGATCGTGTAGTTGCCAGTGCTGTTATCCGTGATGCTTGACACGTTACCACTCGCACGAATCGCCACAGTGCCAGTGCCGTCGAAGTTCACCCATGCCCGGCAGGTATAACTAGGAGCAGAGCCTGAAGGCACAGCCAAAGGAGAAGTACCCAGTGTCAGAGCACCGCTAACAGTAGTGGAACCATCAGAGTTAAGAACAATGTTGTTCCCTGCTGCGCCACCATGCTTTAAATTAGTTGTTACAAGTGTACTCATTATTAACCCTCGTACATGATGTTGATGGAACCAGCGTCAAAGGTGTCTGTGCCGTTGACTGTGGTGATGCGAACTTGGGTGAGTGCGTCGGAGAGGGTTTTATTACCCCCAAACAAAGCCGTAAAATAATTAGTATTTTCATACATACAGCCGTTAGCTACCCACGTATTTCCGCTAATAACTGTAAGAACTAGGCTGCCTTGATAA